AACTTTAAGATTTCTATCCTTGTCCCATTGCTTGACAATGAGGGCAACCTTGCTGGTATCGAAGCCGACATTATTCGGGTCTTTGCGCTCTTAGAAGCCTCCAGCATTGTATTTAACGTAGGAAGCGTCAGCGCGCCAAGCGTGTTGTCAATCGCTTCTGGAGATTTACTGACTTGCGACATTGCAATCAGTACCCTTACGGAATGGAGCTAATCGATGGACGATTGGACAAAGGAGCAAGCCGACTTTCTAATCAAAATCGGCCAGCTTCCAGCAACAACACCAGCACCAAAGCCAACTACCAAGAAAGATGAGGAATAACTGAAATGGCAGTATTTCTAAGCAACGGAGTAGTGATAACTGTCAATGCAGTTGATCTCTCAAACCACGTCACATCTGTAACACTCAACCGCTCATTCGATGAACTCGAAGTAACAGCAATGGGTGATTCAGGTCACAAATTCGTCAAGGGTCTAGAGGCTTCTTCAGTCACTATTGATTTCCTCAACGACACAGCTACAGCGAACGTTCTCCAGACACTTCAGGCACAATGGGGCAACAACGCTACAGTTACACTCAAGCAGACTTCTGCTGCAACTTCAGCGACAAACCCTCTTTACACAATGACTTGCCTCATCAACAACACAACCGACATCAACGGTGCAGTTGGCGATCTATCAACTCAGTCTGTAACTTGGAACGTCTCTGGTACAGTAGCAATCACAACTTCCTGATAACTAACTAAGGGGCTAAAAATGGCAAAGCTAAAGGTAACAAGGGCTGACAACTCAGTAACAGAGTACGAGATTACTCCATTGATTGAGTATGCCTTCGAGCAATACGCCAAGAAAGGCTTTCACAAAGCCTTGATTGAAGATCAGAAGCAGTCAGACGTGTACTGGCTCTGCTGGGAAGCAATTAGACGTTCGGGTGAAACAGTCAAACCTTTCGGGGAACAGTTCCTTGAGACCCTCAAGTCAGTTGAGGTCTTAGAGTCTGACCCTTTGGAAGGATAGATCGGAACTCCCTCACTTATACCGCAGCTCGCTTGAGTTACGAGTATGGAGTTCCTTTCCAATCCATTGTTGAACTATCCTCGATGGCGTTCAAAGCACATATAGAAGTTCTTAAGGACATAGCAAAGGAGCGAAGCGATGCGAATAGAAATACGCGGAAACGCTGATATACGCAAAGCAATGCGCCGCTTTACTCCTGACTTAGAAAAAACCTTGCGCAAAGAAATTGGCAATGTCTTGCGTCCCGTAGTCAGAGAAGCAAAGGGATTTGTCCCTGCTGTATCTCCTATGCGTGGCTGGGCTTCTCGTTCATTTAGCGAAGCCAGATTCCCTATGTATAGTGCTTCTACAATCATTGGTGGCATTAAGTATTCTGCTGTTCCAAGCAAGATAAATTCTGAAGGCTTTAGCTCGATGGCAAGCGTCCAGAATAATAGTCGAGTTGGCGCAATCTATGAAAGCGCAGGACGCAACGGCGCACAGGGCCAGCCTTGGGTCGGTCCTAAAGGATCAGCAAGCCACAAGTTTAGCCATTCAACTAATCCCAAAGCAGGACAACAGTTCATTGCTAACTTGCCTGAACTTAATTCTAGCCTCAAAGGTCGTGGTCGTCTTATCTATCGCGCATGGGCTAACAACAGAGGCAAGGCAGAAGGCGCAGTCAATAAGGCTATTGACACAGCTCTAGTGCAGTTTAGAGCCCGTGTTAGAGAAGGCATTGGGAAGGCAGCATAATGGCAATCGTCTATGAAGAAATTAAGATTGGCTCTAAAGCTGATACCCGTGGTTTTAAGAAGGCTGAATCAGCCGCGCATAAACTTAATAAGACTTTAAGAAATCTTGGTTTAGCATTAGGTACGGCTGCACTTGTCAGTTATGGCAAGGCAGCAGTTAAAGCCTTTGCAGCTGATGAAGCCTCAGCCAAGCGTTTAGCAACTGCCGTAGATAATCTTGGACTCTCCATGTCTCAGAGCCGCGTCACAGACTTTATTGCTAACCTAGAGAAATCCTCAGCCATTGCAGATGATGTTCTTCGTCCTGCATTTCAGGCGTTGCTGACTACAACTGGATCACTTACACAGTCTCAAAAACTTCTTAACAATGCCATTCAAATCAGCAGGGCAAGTGGCATCGACTTGGCTACAGTCTCACAGGACTTGGCTAACGGATATGTGGGGATTACAAAAGGTCTCAAGAAATACAACACAGGTTTAACCCAAGCAGAACTCAAGAGCAAGTCATTCAATGAAATCCTTGGAGTTATGCTTGCTAAGTCTGCTGGGGCAGCTAATGATTATTTAACTACCACCGCTTACAAGCTTGATGTTCTTACCTTGGCTACAGATAATGCCAAGGAGACAATCGGAAAGGGCTTGGTTGATGCTTTTGCTCGCATTGGTGGTGGTACAGAAGCCTCAGACGCAGCTAAGGCTATTGATAATATCGCTAAGGCTACAAGCAATGTCATCGTTGTATTGGGAACAGCCATTGGCGCGGTTGAGAAGTTTAGACAGGCTTACACAAACTTCCTTGCAGGTGGCGATGTTAATGCTCTTATGGCAGGGGCTAAGCCGTCAACTAACCGTTCTAAGTCTCCAGCAGGTACTTATGCTCGCACAGCCCAGCAACGCAAAGCGGAAGAAGAAGCAGCCAAGCGTGCAAAGGATTTGGCTAATCTTACTAAGAAACAAGTTGCAGCTCAGAAATCATTGACGGCAGAACAGAAGAAACAAGCCGCACTTAAGAAGGCTGGCACAGTATTTGATTTAGAGCAGATTGGCATTGTTGCTGCACTTAAAGGCAAACTTTCTGAAGATGAGAAAGTACGCCTTCAGGCTCAATTAGCCTTGCTTAATGGTAATGCTGATCTAGCAACCAAACTAACTAACCAGATTCTTATGGCTCAGGATTCTTCAGGCAACCTTGCCAAGTTCCTCGCTGCCATGCCTAACGCTAAGAACCCTTTTGAGTACCTCGATGCTTACTTAACTTATCTTGCTAGTAAAGCAGCATCAGTCTTGACTGGTACAGCGTATGCAGAAAAAATTGCAACTGGCGGTGGTGGCAACACCACAGTTGTACCTCCTAAACTTCCAGATACTAATGTCCCTTTAATGCCTTCTGATGGAATGATTACCTACAATCCCAACACAGGGCTGAATTATAATCCTAATGCTGGACAGCCAGTCATTAACGTAACAGTTCAAGGCAATGTAATCCGTGAGCAGGAACTTATTAACCAAGTCCTAGCAGGAGCGCAGCTTTCAAGTCTTTCAGGTTCACCATCTCAGATTGGTAGAATCGCAGGTATGTTTAGCTAATGGCACTACCAGCGCAGATAGCAGTTTCCTTTGACTTCTCAAATGGCGCAACCTTTGGCTTTCAAGGTCTTGTCATTGGCGACCCGTTAAACGGCATAATTGGCACAGGACTTTTAGGTGCAGAAGCATCTGGCAATGACCCAGTAGTTGATCTTACTCCTAATGTGTATGAGATTAGCATTACCCGTGGGCGCAATATCCAGCGCGACCAATATGAGGCAGGGCAATGCACAGTCCGAGTCTTAGACCCTCTGAGTTATTTTAACCCACAGAACACAGCCAGCCCTTATTATGGCTATCTTGTCCCACTCCGCAAGTTACGTGTGTCAGCTACTACCACTACTGCCTCAAAGTTCTTATTTTCAGGCTATGCCATCGAATACCGTTACACATACCCAACAGGGCAAGAGACTGGATATGTAGATATTGTTTGCCAAGATGCCTTTCGACTATTCAACATGGCTAACGTCAGCACAATCACAGACTCAGGCGCAGGACAAACAACAGGCACACGCATTGGCAAGATATTAGATCAGGTTTCATTTCCTTCTTCCATGCGGACAGTTGCAGCAGGTGCAAACACTTGCATTGCAGACCCAGCAACTTCACGCACAAGCCTTGCAGCTATTAAGAACGCAGAGTTTTCAGAGACAGGTGCGTTCTATATGGACGGCTCAGGCACAGCCGTTTTTAAGTCTAGAGCTCAGGTCATGGCTTCTCTGGCTACTGCTCCAACAGCCTTTAATCAATCTGGTGGAATTCCCTACAAGAACCTCAAGTATGCCTTCGATGACAAGCTCATCATTAATCAGGCTAATCTAGGGCGTGTAGGCGGCACAGTTCAGGTTGCTATTAATCAGACTTCTATTGACAAATACTTCCCTCACTCAGTCACACAGACAGACCTTGTAGCTGAGACAGATACCATCGTCTCCAACATAGCCAAGGAATACATTGCTACCCGTCAAGAGACGACTATCCGCATTGACGAGATGAC